CATTCATGGCTTCACCAGTGGCGCCTCCCAGCGCGGCCCCACCAATCGCCCCAGGAACGCCACCGACCACTGCCCCACCGACTGTTCCACCGATACCCCCAATGACGCCGCCAGCAGCCCCACCGACTGCGGGGAGCCATTCCAGTAAGCGAGCGGCAATCGGGTGCGGAACCGGATTTCCGGCTTCGATGTGTTTCTGTGCGTCCGCCACGTCGGTATCGTATTGCGACTGGACCGCCTTGACTTCGGCGTCGTAGTCGCTATTTGACGGTGTAGCCGGCTGCTGTGGCACGTTGACGCTCCTCCGCTTCGGAGACGCCATGCTTCTTCGCAAGTTGCTGCAGCACGGCTAGGCTAATGGTCTTCTCGGTCGAGGGCGCTGCGCCTTGGTCTTTCGGCGCGTAGATATTGCTGGCACTCGCCCCAGACACACCCGCCAACTTCATCGAATTGGACCGAATATTAAGATTCTGTCGAATCTGTGCGAGATTCGAGAGCAGCGTGGCCTTCGACCAGTCCGACGAGAGATTCTGTGCAGCTAATTTGAGCGATTCATCGGTGGAGGAATTGCCGCCCTTATAGACGGTGCCAAGTTCGCTCGTGACATCGGCAATCTGGGCATTGAGTTTCGTCGCAATCGCCTGCGCCTTGGGTCCGATCGCCCCATTCTTCGCCAGCGCCAACTGCGCCTTATTGAGCAGCGGAAACCCACCCGCGTCCCACTGCTTTGCTAAATCTTCCACGACATCAAGCGAACTGGTTGTGAAGCCGATCGCCTGCTTCAACCGCACCTGCTGCTGACCGTTCAACGTGGATAGGTATTTCGTGGTCGCGTTCCAGTCTTCCGTGGCCTGGGCGAGCGGATAATGCTGCTTGGCGAGTTCGGCTCGGACTGGCGCGGCGTAGCGATATAGGCCCGTCAAGGTGGGCTGCTGCTCACCCGCCACAATCGAATCGGCAATCGTCTTGGCGTCGTCGCTGGCGGCTTGCGCCGAGGCTGGCGGCTTATTCAGCCGAGCGCGAGATAGCGCCTCCATCGCCGCATTGTGCCGCTGCGTTTCCTGCTGAGAAATATCAAGTCGATGCTGCGTGGTGGCCTGATTCGCTGCGGTCTGCGCTCGCCCTTCCGCCTGCCCGGCCAGGGTCGCCACTTCTTTCGTGCCGAGTGCCGCCTGCTGCGCGTGCTGCAGCATCTCCGGCGTGGGGCCGAGCGTCAGATACGGCTGCAGCATGTCCTTCGGCACATACAGCGACAGCCGAGCAATGCGCTGCTTAAAGTCTTCCGGGCTGGTCGTTAGCGCGAGCGTTTCCCCGATGCCCTGCTCGGCGGTGCCTTTGCCCATCACGCGCTCAAAGGCTTGATTCTCTTTGTCGTTGAACTCTTTGACGTTGGTGCCGTGCGCGACGATGCGCTCCGTCACGGTCGGGTCATACGTCTCGGGCAGCGTTTTGGCGATGTTCGGCGGTAACAACTGCCTCGCGGCGGCATACGAGGCCTTCGGGTCAGGCGTCTTATCGATGCCCTGAAACAACCGCGTCAGTCCTTCCGCCTGCGCCGATTGCGCTTTCCATTCTTCCTGCTGCTGCTTCGCCGCATCGTCCTGCTGCTTCGTCAGGAAGACTTGGAACTTCATGGCGGCGCGAGGGCTCGCCGTGCCGAGGTCTCGCAACACGCCTTGATAGTCCGTGCCGGTCTCGGATTGATGCGCCCGGAACGCCGTCTGAATCGCCGCGCTGTCTTGCGCTTCTTCGATCACGGCTTGCCGGCGCTGCTTCGCTTCTTCGACGAGCAATTGCGTCCGCGCCTGCTGCTCAACAGACGGCGGCGGCGGGGGCGGTTGGAGTTGGCCGATGATGCCAGGGTCAATGGGCATGGCCTAGCCTCGCATTCCAGGCGGCGTGCCCATCCCGGTATCGGTCACGGGCGTGCCGTTGTGCCGTTTGAACCAATCGCCCAGACTCGTAAACGCGGGTGCGAGCGTGCTAATGGCTGGCGTCAGCGCATTCGCCGCTCCAATCGTGCCGGCCGCCTGCGCATTGCCTATGCCAGTCGTTAAGCCCTGCTGCGTGTTCCCGAACTGACTCCCTAAGCCCGCCAGGTTGTTCCCGTATGAACTCCCAGCCGCCGTCGTGGCATTGGTCGCGTTCAGCCCGAGGCCGGTCACGCCCATCAGCTTGTTATACGGGTCGGTCTGGTTGTTGCGGAAGATGTCGTAATTGGTCCCGAACGTCTGAAGCGCCCGGTTGTAAGCGCCGCTGTAGTCCTGCAGCGCCGCGCCGGTCGTGTAGCTCGCCAAATCCTTCAGCGTGCCGCCCGTGAGCAGATTGCCTTTTGCGGCTCCGCTGCGCTGGATCGCATCGGTGCCCTGCTTCAGCGCGAACTGAAACCCCGGATCATCCGTGCCAGTCGGCGGCGTGAAGGTGCCGGTAAACGGCTGCAGGAATGAGCCGATCGAGCCGCCTGCACTTGAACCACTTGCGCCTCCACCGACGCCACCGTTGGCCGTCTTGAATCGGTCGGACCAATAGCCGACATCCAGCGGCCCATTCGCCCCGCCAGGCCCTTGGCCCTTGCCCGCAATCTGCTGCACCCAGTAATCAGGATTCGCCGCGATGTCGGGCCGTCCAACTTGATTCGCTAGGGTCACGACTTGACTGCGGAGGTCGCCGCCACCAGTTGCGGGCGTTGTGCCGCCGCCTTGCGGGAACATCTGGGCATTGCCACTGCCGCCGACACCGGGGAAGACTGGCGTCGGATTGCCGCCGTTCGTGGGCGTGCCGGGAAGTGTCGCGTTCGTCGGCTGGCGCACGATGCCGCCGCCAGTATCGGTCATCCCGCCGCCGAGCCAATCGCTCATCGAACCAGACATCGGTTGGCGAATAATCCCCGAGGGATTCGGCGGCGCGTTGGCCGTGAACCAATCCGCCATTACACTACCTCCGCGCCGAGTTGCTTGTAGTGGCCGACCGACCCGGCTGGCACCTCTGACATGCTGCCATCCGGCGCCCGCATCTTCACCGTGTCGCCGTAACTTGAGGCCCGCTGCTGTGTCGGGTTGATCTGCGGTTGGCCTGGGAATGGTTGACTCCCCGGGCCGCCGATGCCAGGAAACGTCACGCCCGGCTTATTCACCTGTGGCGTCGTAATCTGCGCGTAGTTCACGCCCGGTGCGGCCCCGGTCTCGCTGGCCTGAATAGGGCCACTCGGCGGTGGGGCTACAGCAATGCCTAATCCCTGCCCGAGCAGTCCCGCCGCGCCGGCGCCGAGGCTCGTGTAGGGCGCATAGGCCTTCTGCTGCCCCTGATAGATGTTGTTCAGCGCGTTACTCGTGCCCTGATAGAGCGTGTTGGCTTGGCCTTGCGCCTTCGCCGCCGCCGCCGTCTCTTGGTTGACGGCCTTATCGGTCGCAAACCGGCCGAGTCCGGCCGCGGTGAGTCCGAGCGTAGCGCCTCCGGTAAACGGAGCGCCCGCCAAGCCGCCCACGGTCTCTGCGAGTGCGATCCAATCCATAACGCGCCCCTATTCTACGCTTACCGTCGCCCTTGCACGGTCAAATAGGCCGCGATGACCGCGGCCCGAATCACGAAATAGCCCACCAGCCAAAACACGGTCAGGGCCAACGCCCATCCGCCCCAGTATTGCCACTTGGTCACAACGCCTCAATCGCGTAGTAGACCGTCGCCCGCAGCGTATTCGCCGCATTTCCGCCGCCGAGCGCGGTCGGACTGCCGTTGTTGTCCATTGCGAGGACCATCCCGAGGCCATCGTGGTCAGTCGTCGAAGCGGTCACAACGGGCGCGTTATACCCCACGTCGCCACTCGCACTCATCGTGATCGGCTCGTTGTAGGGACACGCAAGAAACGCCACGCGGGTATTTGCCCCGCCGAGAAAATCCGTCAACCGCGTGAGCGGCGTCGTTAAGCTGTTGTCGTTGGCAATGATGTCACTGAGCCACACGCCCGAGGTCTCGGTCTGCAGTTGCAGCGTGGCATACGTGGCACTCGTGCCGGTCCAGGCCCCGCCGACCGCCTTCTTCGTCCAACTGAGGCCGAGCGGCTTCAGCGCATACCCAGAGGGCGGGACTGGGCCAATCGCATACGTCGTGCTCGGCAAGGCGATCACTTCGGCATTCGTGAGCAGGCGTGTCGCGGTATAGACAATCGTCGCCGCGGGCGCCGTCAGCAGTGCCCCGGTCGTGTCCCAGACCCGCCAGCCGTCGCCATCGGTGTAGGTCAGCGTGTAACCGATGCCTAACGTCGCCTTGTAGACCAGCCGCTTCGTGCCGTTGTTGTTGTATTTGATGAGCACCGTGGCCGCGGCGGTATCGACGTTCTGCACGCTTAGAAACTTGACTTGCCGCTGATGCGTGGACGCTGGTGCGGCGAGCACCACCACGGCCGTCGTGCTGTTGCTCGTGCCGTCCGTCTCGCCCGAGGTGAACCCGGTCGGCGCGGTCGTCGGCGTCAGCACATCCACATACGAGCAGACCCAATCCAGTTGGGTGCTCGTAATCGCCCCAGCGAGGCTCAGTTCGAGGCTCTTGAGCGTTGAATCAAGAACGATCATGCGCGGTAACTCACGGCGGCAAACGTGGCCGCTAATCCGCCCGACGCGGCGGCCGACAGGTCAATCGTCTTGGTCGCCGGGTTCGTCGCAATCCCCACGCTCAGATCGGACGACGTGAGCGCCAGCGTATCGCCCGACGCCGTGGCCGCGACTGGCACCCCGTCGCCGCTCACGATGCCAAACGATGCGGGCGGCGGCACCGAGGGCGGCAGAGACGCAATCGCGTCCGTATTCGCCCCGACGCCCGTCCGCACGGTCTGAAAGAACATCGCCCAGGACCGCGTCGCCCGGTTGCCGGTCTCCGGGTTGATCATCGGGTCTTGCAACGGGGGATACAGGCCCGTCGAGCCGGCCGACCCTTGCAGTGGCCCCACCTCAAACGTCGTCGGCGTGAGCGTCGGCCCGGCACTCGAGACTAAGGCGCTGCCACTCACCACCCAGTTCAATGTGGCCCCGGTCGCTAGGGTGAGATCGGTCATCTGCAGATCGGCTGGCGCTTCCCCTTGCGTGAGGCTCCAGGCCAGCCGAATGACTCCGGCCGAGACTTCCACGACATCAGGGTTAAACGCCAATCCGCCCGGCGCCACAATCTCCCAACCCACCGCCTTCGCCGCATACCGCAGCGTGAGGCGTTCCGACCGCTCCATCACGAGTTGCTGCCCGCTGGCCGTGACCACCGGTGTCACCCAGTTCACCGGTTCATTGATGCGCGGCGCAAACGAAAACGCCCCGCCGATGACGTTCGCCATCTGCCAGCCGCTACTGTCGCTGTAGACAAGCAGATGGCCCCGGATGCGCACCAGGGGAATACTGAGCGTCACCGCCGGCAGGCTCACGAGCGAGGCCCCGGCGCTCGAGTAGACCGTCAGCCCGGTGGCCGTGGCCCGGCTGGTGATGATCGCTATCTCGCCGTGATCGGTCGAGACATCCCCCAGGCCGGCACTCGCAAAGGGTCCGGTGAGACCGCTGGCATTGGTCCGCACGCCGCTGCCCGACAGCCAGGCCGCCCAGATGCTCTGCCCGGAGGCCAGCTCGTTTTCTCCGCTGCTGTCCACCGTCGCCGTTGCCAACGTGCCGGTGTTGTAGCTCTGCAGAATCCACGGGCCGCTACCGGTGCCGCCTGACTGATACAGAATCTTCGTGCTGGTGAGCCACGACGGGCCGAGATAGCCGCCTGTGACCTTCCCCACGAGCGCGGCCGGGGTCGCGCCGTCAATCGAGACAGCCGGGCCGGTGCCCATCGCGGCGCGGCCTGCGGTAGACAGGCGCATTAGCTGCTGCCTTCCACGGGGTCAGGCGTCAAGAGCGCATCAATCAAGACGATCTTCGCTGAATCGCTATTGATGACTTGAAACACGCGGTCGCGTGACTGTCCGAGTCGCCGCCACCAGAAGCGATATTTGTATTGGCCGATGTTTGACCCTGCCAGTTCGTGCAGGTTGCTCCACTTATGCCCGCCGTCATCGCTCCACTGTAAGAAAAACGTCAGCGGGGCATTGGTATCGCGTGGCGCCCCAGATTCGACCAGCAGTTGAAAGCCCGAATACGTCAGCCGATGACCGTTCGCGCCGTCCCACAGATGCGGGGCACGCCTGAGCCGTCGAATCGGGTCGTCTGGGCCTTGCTCGGCGGGTGGAATGGGCGACGGCGTAGGCGCGACCGGCGACACCGAGGCCGTAAGCACGAAAAACGTGCAAGTGGGCGGCGGACCAAAGAGCGGCACGTCATCAACGGTCGCGTATGTCGGATCGTAACTGACGCGACTCGGCCCGCCAGCAAAGAGCGTGTAATTCGCCTCGTTGACGGTGGACCCGTCCGAGATTTTGATGCGCCGGAAGGTCGCCGTGACGGGCGCCCCAAGCGCATCTTCCAGCCACACCCAGAACGTCGTCGGATCGTCATAGGCGAGCGCAATGTGATGCACTTCCAAGCCCGTGAACGTGTAGGTCTGGAGCGTCGTGCCCGAGGTGTCGTAGTTCTTCACGATGCATTCGGTATTGCCCTGGCGATAGCTCGCCAGAATCGACCCGTCGCCCAGCACGAGAATTTCGAGCAGCGAATGGCTCGCAATCGCCGCCACAAGATCGCTTAACGCGATGCTGTTGACCAGATCCCACCGATGGATCGCCGTGTTGCCGTAGTAAAAGATATTGTCGTCACGCGAGGGGGCGCCGGCCACGGCTGACGCCGAGTTTGACGGTAGTGTCCACTGGTCACTGGTCAGCGCTCCACTCGGCGTCAGGGTGCGCAAGTCAATCGGCGTCACCGTAAACGACGGGTTATACGGCAGATAAAACTTCGTCTCTGTATTCGAGGACATCCATTTCGGCGTAAACGGATAATACGGCTGTCCCAGAAACGTCTGCGTGAGCGCGTTGTTGTAAATCGCCACCTGCTCGGCGTCAGTGTCCACAATCAGCGTGCCCGTGTTCAGCGTCACGCCCATGACGCCCCGCGGGAAGTCGGGCACCTGAAAATAGACGGTATTGTCGGTCGAACCCGAGAGCACGGAGGCCGGAAACGTGCTGTTTTCTTCGGTTGTCAGCAGTGAATTGGCCGGGGCCGTATCCAGGCTGCCGCTGACCGCCTTAAAGATGAGTGACGTGCCGAGCGGCGTGCCGCCGCCGCCCTGTGTCACCTTCCATAGATAGACCGTGCCCGCCGTGACCGGCACATACGCGGCTCGCTGCAGGCTGTTATTGACGTGATAGAGCACCGGGGACGAGGCAGGCCCGGTGTAGATCGTCAACCGTGGCAGATACACACTGCCGATGTCGGCATACGGCACCACGCCCACCACGCGATCCGTGGCCGTGGCCGTGTAGGTGTACCACAACTCAAGACTACTCGTCTCGGCGGACACATCCTGCGTCACGCTGAACGGCAGCGACGGGATCACCATCGCGGTGAGCGCGGTCGTGTTGGTAATCGGCATTACACCGGCCGCCGATCCGCGTAGTAATCAAACGACAAATCGTAAATCGTGCCGCTGACCGGATCGCCAATCAGATGCTTCCCGAAGGCAAACGCATGGCACTGCGCGAACGGCGGCAGCCAGCGGAAATTATCGCTATCCCAGAGTGCCCATTCCACCCACTGCTCGGTGCTCACGTCGTAGACGAGTGAGGTGTCATTCGTGGGGAGATACAGCACGTAGAAGGCGTGACCGTCCATCTGGCACGTCCAGCCACGGGCGGCCGTATCGGCCGGCAACCGCTGCAGCAAGGTGTTGATGGCGGGCGGTGAGATGATCTTCGCGCTGTAGCCATCGGCTCGCACCACGACGGCCCCGCCCTGTTCGGTCTGACTCACCCAAAAGAGCGTGTTGTCAATCCGTTGCACCGTCCACGGCCACAGCACGCCAAACTCAATCATGGCGCCCAAGACCGGCTGCAGCGGAAACGAGGCCCCGGAGTCATACCAGGGATTCACGCGGGTCATCGAAAACGGCCAGAGTTCGTTATGGCTGATGTTGATCGCCAGCACGCGGCCCGGCCACTGTGAGACCTCGGCCACGTCTAAGGCGTCCCACGTCGATCCGTCCTCGAGGTTGCTCGTGTTGAACTGATTGGACTGGTCTTTCAGCACGATAAACTTGGCGTTGAGATACCCGCCCATCAGGGCCGGCAGCGGGAACCCCGGATCGGTAATCTCGGTGAGCGTTTGCGCCACGAGGTCATACACGTAACCGAGGCCGCCTGCCGTAATGAACAACTGGTGCCCGCCGCTGCCATCCGGCCCGCCATTGCTGCTAATCGTCGCGGGATTCCCGTTCACCGCGACCGTGCCGCGGACAATCGCCGTTTGCGTGCTGAACAGCTCCACAAACAAATCGCCCGAGACGGCCCACGCTTGCGTGTCCTGCGTGTAGATCGCCCGCACGGGTCCACTGCCGAGTGTGACCCACGGCCGACGCCCTGGCCGCCCATACAGCGACGAAGGCACCTTCGGTGCGCCTACTTGCGGGGCTTCCCAGACGTAATTCACCGTCCGCTCATCATCGACGTTGCGCGAGCGGGTGATATTCGACGGGCCACAGAACCCCGGCAAGCGGCTCATAGGCCCACCATCCGAGACGTGGCCGAGCGTGATCCCACCGACCCCGGATCGGTCGTCGGCCGGCGCTGAATAATCTCGCCAATGATGCCGTGCAAGAGGGGCAAGAATTGAATCATCGGGAACCGGGCGATGCTGAGTGTATTCCTTCGCGTCGTGTCTGGATAGAGCGCACTCCACAGCAAGGTCGCGGCGAAGTCTTGCAAGTCCTCCGGCCGGAACGTCGTCGGCAGTTCGGCTGTGGACAGTGCCAATCGGCTGGTGCGGTCGGGATAGAACGCATTCCAGAGCAGGGTAATGATGTTGGAACTATCCACGCCCATGCCGACATGGCCGAATTGGGCCGCCTGCAGCGCACGGCGCCGCGTGGTATCCGGATAGAAGGCGTTCCAGAGCAGGGTGCGAGTGAAGTTTTCCTGTGCCTCGGTCGGCCGGAAGATGGATGGCAGTTCGGCCACACTGAGCCGCGCTTGCCGTGTCGTATCGGGATACTTCGCACTCCAGAGCAGTGTCGGGCGATAGCTTTCGAGGGCTTCCGGTCGAAACACGCTCGGTCGCAGCGCATCGCGCCACACCGCTCGGCGCGTCGTGTCGGGATACGTCCAATAAATCTGCGTCGAGAACGGTTCGATCACCGGTTCTGGACGCGACGTGAACGGCAACAGGGCCGTCTTTAAGGCATTTCGCCGTGTGGTGTCGGGATACTCCACGCTCCACTGCGCCATCGCGGCGAGGTCTTCTGGCCGGAAGGTCCAGGGAATATCCGCATTGAGCAGCCGCCGCCGAATAAACTGATACGGGCTGTCCGGTGTCTCGCTGCTCCATTCGAGCGTCGGCGGGAACGTCGTCGGCGCGGGCGGCTCGACATCGGTTGTGAGCAGCGAGATGCTGCGCTTGGCCCGAGTCGGCGTGCTCGCGGGCCACTCAATCAACCAATCCGTCGAGACAGCCGCTTGTGGGGCCGACAGATCGCTCCACCAGAAGGGGAAGCCCGGCTGGCGCGTGCGCAACAGATACTTGTTCGGCAGTTCGCGCGTGCCAATGACCGAAATAGGTCGGCTGAAGGGAAAACTCTCCAGCGTGCTACCGGTCGTGAACCACGGCGCGTTAAGATACCCGCCGCCTCGTCCACGGTAGTCGCGCCGATTAATGAACTGCTGCGGATTGGCCGGGACATAGGCGTGGCCGATGTCTTTCGTGGCCCCAATAACGACCCAATTTTCAACCGCAAAAACATTCGCCCCGGTTGTCTGGTCGGCCGTGAGCATTTGGCCGTTCGTTGGCCTGCCACGACTCCCCTGACGCACCTGATCGGGGTGCCAGCCCCGCCAGCCAAACTGGTCGATACTCGGCGTCGGCAGGCGAACCGGCTGTGTATAGCCGGGGTATTGGATCTGCACGTTACGCGATCCTCGCGCCCTTTAACCGATTGCAATAGGCATGGGCTAGTTGGATATTATCGCGCGTATGCGAACCGCCTCGTGACAGCGGAATAATATGGTCGAACTCTGTCCCGAAGAGATCGAGAGGTTTGGCGCAAATTCCGCAAAGTCCTTCGGACTCCCGCAGAATGGCCAAATAATCTATTCGCTCATGTTTAGCAGCACGTTGAATGGCCCGTCGCTTAGCGTTCTTCGCCCGCGCCTTAATTGTGACGCGATCGCGATGTTTCGCACGGTATCGTTTGCCGTATTCAGCGTCTTTGAGAGGATGCCTCTTCATCCATTCAAAATGGTTCTTTCGTTGTGGCGTCTTGCGCTTCCACGTCTTGAAATATTCCTTGTAGTAGGCTCGGCAATAGGCGAGCCTTTTCTCTTTGTCCCTGTACGGCATTGGACTACTTTACTCGGCCGTGGACAGGTCGAGGCCCGGTGAGGCGCTGATGGGCCCGGTCCACTTCGCCACTTGCGTGTTAAACGTCAACTGCCCGTTCACGTTATGAATCTCGACCGTCGAGATGACGTAGGTCTGCTTGCAGACCCGACACAGGCCTGCCCGAATCAGCGACGGGATCACAATCGGCCGAGTGGACCCGCAGTCACAGAGGATGACCATCGCGCAGAGGGTCTCGCAAATCGTCACCTCTTTCGGCTGGAGGCCGATGACGGGCACGCGCTTCATATCCTGAGCGAGCGACATTAGAGGCTTTCTCCGGGCTTCGGGCCCGAGTCAATGAGCGTGACTTTACTATAATGCGCGGGCCGTTCCTGTTGACCCCACGGGAAGGTCGCCGCATCAAAACTGGCAGTCGGCGCAAACGCCGCGATCAACACATCGGCTAACGACGGATCGACCGTGCAGGTCCACGTCGGATTGATCGCGCCGGCTGCGCTTTGGACGACGGTCGCGACGTTCGTCGCTCCGGACGCGCCCACTTCATCCACGACAAACCCGAGATCCACGCTGACCGACGATGGATCTTGAATAGGGCAGATCAAGGCGGTCAGCACGAGCGACCCGTTGACGAGCGTGGTAATCGACCCCGGTTGATAGGGTGCGCCACTATTGACGGTGCCGTTATCGTTCGGTGTTTGGCTCGTTGCGGCTCCGCTCCACGCCTCAAGGGTGATAAATCCAATCGACCCGGCTGTCGTGCTCACCTGGTAAGTGGTGCTCGTGACCGGATTCACGCAATACCAAAACCGAGAGGACGTGAAAAAGCCGGAATATTGCGTTAATGGAAGAAATGTATTCACGCCATCGCTGGGGGCGTTCGATGTCGTCGCGCTAGACAATTCCACTACGATCAGATTAGCGCCAGTAATATCCCGACTGGGAGTCGTGGCAGGATTGCCATTGGCTACCGCGTGCGCGATCTGGGTAAAGGCCACAGCCTATCGAAACTTCGCGAGTGCTTGTTCGATGGCGGTCTTGACGAAGGTCACGTCGGTGTCCGTCGTCAGTTTCGCCATGAGTGAATTCAACTCGTCCCACGCGGCTTTTGATTGAATATCAGACGTGAATCCAAAGCGAGTCGTCACTTCCGAAAACTGACTCGGGTCGCTCCCATCTCCCGTGATCATGGTTTGAATCGTTGCGAGCATAACGACGAGGCCACGATAGCCGTTTTCAAAGGAACTCAGCATCCCACGCAAGATCGGACCATGCGTCGAACTCAAGCCGAGTTGAATATGCGTCATCGCCATCAGATCGCCTCCTTCGGGGTAAATACAATATCGCGTTGCGTCTCTGGGTCGCCTTGCCCGTCCATCTGCGGCAAGTCTTGCGCGAGGTAGCCCCGATCCGTCATGAACTGGATCACGTCGGCCGTCGTGTCGCCAAACAGGCGCAGGTTATCGCCCACTTCACAGACGACCTTCGGACGGCAGCGGGCGAGCAGTTCGTTGGCCCCTTGCAATCCGCGTAACACGAGCCCTTCGAGGTCGAGTTTCAGCAGATCGCAGCGAGGAAAGTCGAAACTATCGAGCGGCACCGCCACGACTTCGATAGCCTCGGGATCGTCAGCATTGCCCACCACGGTGGCCCCCGCATTGATGCGGTTGGGCACCATCCATAGTCGTGTCGCGTGGCTGTAGAGCGCCAACTGATACCGATGCACCTGTGGCAAATGACGGGTGTTATGGGACAGGCACTTCATGTGCCACGGCACCGGCTCGAAACTGCGGACCTGTCCAGACGGTCCTACCGCCGCCGCATACGCGACGGTGTGCGACCCGAGCATCGCCCCGCCGTCAATCGCCACCCCGCCCACCGGGAGCAGCCGTGCGAGGTCCGCGATGCGGGGATCGTAGGCATTAAGCGACTGGTCGCGTTCCACCCAGGCCGACAGCACGCGATCCTGATCCTCATCGAGCACGGCGAGGCCATTCGGCAGCACTTTCACGCCACCACCTCGACCTCACGCAACCGCTGGTCCCAGAGATCGCCAATCGCCTGATAGGTGCAGCGGGGCAGGACATGCGCCCGCCCGACTGCCGCTCGTGCCGTGATGTCGGCATCGGCTGACGACGACGCGAGCCGCACAATCTCAGCCACATAACTGGCCTGATAGGCGGCACTCGCGCTGTCACCGTCAAACAGGACACCGGCATTTGTCGGCACGGTCTCGGAGAGCGCCCCCAAATTGGTCACGAGGGGAATCACGCCGCAGGCCATCGCTTCAGAGCAGACGTGCCCGTTGGTCTCTTGGAAATACGCGCCGGGATAGAGCAGCAGACTCGCCCGTGCCATCTGCCGGAAGTAGCTCGGTTTGTCGTCGCACCGCACGGGCTCAATGCCGCCCGTTTCCTGATTCGCCTGCTGAATCACGCGATCCGCCAGAATCATCATGCGCGACAAGTCGGCGGTGTAGCCGGTGACGAGCAGTGTCGCATCGGGAATCTGTGCCCGAATCGCGGGCCACATCTTCACGAGCGGCACCAGGCCCCGATCGGGCTGACTGGCGTAAATAAACGTGTGCGGTTCTCGCGGCACATCGTGTGGAATCCACGCCGGATCGAGCGCCACAGGCGTGATCCACGAGGGCGTCTCGGCCAACGCTGGCACGACCGACTGCCATTGCTCCCGCTGCCAATCGCTCACGTAGACGAACGTGTCCACGTTGTTCAGCCCGGCGTAAATCTTGGACGACTCGAGCACGTCCCCGGCCCAGAGCACCCGATGCACCGGCAGTCCGTCGAGTTCCGGCAAGGTAAACACGGTCGGCTGGCGCACCGCCACGATGACATCGGGCGAGGGCTCATACAGGAGGGCTTGTCGCAGGTGCCGTTCGACCGACCGCCAGCGCAGATCGCCGTAAACGCCTGGGGCGTCGAGATGCGTGACCCAGAGGGTGATGTCGTGGCCCCGCGCCTGCAGTTCGCGACAGAGCCCGACCGTCATGGCTTCCGTGCCGCCTACCGACCCGCCCAAACCGGACTGATTGACGGACGCGAGACGGGTCGGCGTCCAGCGAATCGAGTCCATGACGACCCAGAGCCTCATGCGTGTTTCGCCATGTGCGTGACGCCATCCGCCATCCGCTCTTGGAATCCACACTGCGAACATTCCCAGACGGCGTGCAGGAGAAAGATGTCTCGTCTGAGGATGTCACGCGCCGCCACTTTCGCATCCTCCTCACATAGATAGCCAATGACTTCGACTGTCACCATGCCCCATGTGCCCGCTGGAGGAGGGGCACCCCCATCGAACGCCATAAACTTCCAGTGGAAGTGCCGTTCGTTCATCGGCGTCGGCTCCGTTCATACTGCTCCATCCGCTGTTCAAACGGCGTGCAGCCGATCATGAAGCGAATACCCAATGAAACCAGTCGCGAAACCCACTGGTAACGACCCAAGCAAACGCTGCGGCCACTAACCACAGAATAATAATGCCCATCCATCCTAAATGGGCGCCAGGTTCGTCGAAATCTGGCGGAATGTAAGTCATCGGCGGCGACTCCGCTCATACTGTTCCATCCGTTGCTCAAACGGCGTGCAGCCGCCCTGCTGCGTGCAGCGCGGACAAATGAACTTCATACAATTCATACACCAGCCGGTCTGTTCGTCCACGGATCGCGTGGCGTCGAGGAACACGACGCTGTTGCAGTGATGGCACGTCACCGTGCTCTTTTCAAGGTCAGGCCCCTGCCCATTGAACCAGTGGGCATACCCGCCATCCCGCCGCGCCCGGCCGCCGATCATGCCTGCTGCTCCTGCTCTAGCCGTTTGAGGAGAAGTTCGACCGTATTCCGATAACGCGCCTGTAAATGGTAACGATTCGAGCGTGTCATCTCTCTGGCCGCATCTGGATTCGTCTTGAGACGATCTTTCAGCGCCGCATACGTCTGTTCGATAAACGCTTCGGAATAGATGTAGTCGTCGCTCATGCCAGCACCGCCGCGGGCACCTTCGCCGTCAGCGTCTCGGTCTCGGCCGCGTCAATCACCAGACTCACCCGACCGCGCTTTACGACCGTTGCCCATTCGCCCTCAACGACCGCCGGCCACACCGCCCACGTCGTCAAATGGCCGAGGTGACTGTCCAAGTCCACCATCACGGGAATCCCGGCCCGCTGTGCGTAGACACAAAACGCGAAATCCTCGCCAATGGCGTCACTTTGGCCCAAGCGATACCAGGGCGGCGGCAATCGCTCGTAGACATCCCGGCGCACAAACATGCCCGAGGCACCCGCCGCATACACCGGCACGATGCCCGAGGTTGGTAAGGTATTCAGTGAGAGTAGCGGCAGGTCCACCACGTCCCCATCGCCTTCAGGCGGCCCATACAGGGCGGGCGGAAAGGGCGCGGTGCGCTGCAAATAGAGCGAAGCGACAATCGGATGGCGAATCTTGGCGTTGAGCGCCGGTTCATGCCGATAGAGCCACCGCCGCAGATACTCAGGCGAGACGGCATGATCGTCATCGATCATCATCAGCCACTCGGCATCGGTCGAGAGGAAGTATTCGACCATCGCCTGCCGCGTTTGGCCCAGCGTGCCGCTGTATTTGATGTGGACCTCGACGCCGTCAGGCGCTTCGAGGGTTTGCAGATCGCCCCAAAACTCCGTGAACCGCGCAATTTCCTGCGCGACGACGCCGACGATGCCCTTCATCGCAACTCATGCGGGAAATCATCAAACACGCCAAACATCTCCAGCGCATCCTGCTTGTAACACTCGTAGCAGACGATCTTTGGCACGGCCTCGAGTCCCGCCCGGCCTTCAATCGTCGCCGCCCGAAACTTCCGAGCCGAATCCGGAGAGACATACCCCGCTGGTGCCGTGGCATAGGACGGCACGGGTTCCCAGCACCGCTCACAACACCCGACGTTCAGCGGATACGGCGTGCCCTCTGACGTGTAGCGCGTGACGGGACGCGAGCACGTCCCATCAGGGGCGGTCACGACATCGGTGGGTCGAAGCGTCTTTTCGCCAAGCGGCATCTTACTCTTGCCACTGGGCGCTGAAGGCGTAGTTGGCCGTCGCGCTCGCCACGACCGACATCACGGCAATGCCGTTGTTCGTGGTCGCCGGCACCACGAGTTCGGAGTCGGGCACCGCGACCCAGCGGAAGGTGGCGCGTTGGTTCATGCCCACCTGCAAGAGCGTCGTCACGGCCGTAATCGTCGGCTGCGTCGAGCTCCATGCCGAAATCCACGTCATCAGGGACGCGGGATCGGCCGCATCGAGCGGCGGCGGCACGACGGTCGTGGTGCCCAGCCCGGAGGTCGTCATGCGCTGCAGGGCGATCTTGGTCGCCGCGTCGGCCGGAGTCGCATCCGAGCCAATCACGAAGTCATAGATACGGGCGCGAGTCGTCGCGCCGTTGGCGTTCACCGCGGCGAGCGGGGCGGTGGCCGAAGCGGTGTTCGTCGCGTTGGAAAAGCCGTTATAGCGTCGCATGTCTGCACTCCTTCAAGGCCGCCCACGCGGCGGCGCTAGGATACCACGTCATTTAATCTGCACGTTGTTAGATCGGCCGGGCACCACGACGGTTTTCAGAAGGGTCGTCGTGGGGCCGTCCCCCCAGATCGTAAAGGGCGTTTCGGTCACGGTCAGGGGGCCGAGCGCGGTAATGGTCACCGTGACATCACAGACGGTCGGGTCGGGTGCGCAGGGGCCAAACGTCACCGGCGCCGCTTGATTCACCTGCACTCGATACCCCGTCACGTCATTCGTCACCGCATCCGGCTGGCTCCACGTCAAATGTTTCGTCGTGGGCAAGGTCTGCGCATACAACAGGCTGACCGTCGCACACGCGCCGGCAAACAACAGCACGAGAGGAAGTTTCCGCATACGCCTCACTGAAGCTGGAGATTCACAGATTGACAGGGCAACACCGGGTTCTGGCCTGGCAACGGGGCGACGGGTTGCACGGCTCGCAGCAGTGCGGTCGAGAGGGCGAATCCCACAACGGCACCGGCTATGCCTCTCATTGCGGGCCGTAGGCCAGGATGTTAAACGGGCGCCGGGCATTGTGGACCAGCGCCGGATCGAGCGATACATCCATCATCTTGGTGTTCGCAATCTTGATCCAGCGCAGGGCGTTCAGCGCCAAACTGTTGAGTTCCGGCGTCCACGCCATCCCATACGGCTGTGCCAGTCGTTTGGCGAGGTTGTAGTGCAACGCTTCCCGATAGCCCGGCGCTAAGGTGTATTGCATCGTCAGATTGGTGAACCCCGGCACCGAGGCGTAACTGTAGAGCACAATAGGATTCGCGTCGGTCGTCGGCACCGGATAGAGGTAAATCGTTGCCAGCGGTTGCGTGCTGTTGAAATAGCACAACTGCGGGTAATTGCTCTGGAACGTCTTCTGATTGATCGACTCGTAGGATTGGTCCGTAATCAACGCGAGGTCGATTTCAGTCGGAATCGTCGTGGTATTGATCTGCAGACGCGCCCGATTCAGCCACACCGGCCGCACGGTGTCAAAATCGCCGCCCGGTCCCATCGTGTAGGGATTGGCCGGCGTGCCTTGGCCCGACACGAGGTTGAACACTTCGCGCTGTTCGTTCAGCAGCCAGCCGGGCTGCAGATTGAACCCGTCACACAGACCGTTGAGGCGCCGCAGCGCGTCTTGCATCTCGGCGGCCGAGCGCGTTTCCCCGACTTGCCCGATCCCGAGGTCATCAAACGCCTCGAGAATGATGTCTGAGGCACGAATGGTTCCAAATGTCGCCGTCGTCGGCGGCGAACTTGGCAAGACGAGACTCGGGTTGTAGTCAACGACCGAAAACTCAGAGTCTCGAGGATCGGCACCCGTCGCCGTGGCATGGAGCCACAATTCGCCTAACGTATTCACGTCCAGCACGGAGGGAATCAGGGCATACACACCTGGATCGCTCGTTTCGATAATGGTCCCAGTGGGCGCCGCTGGTGATCCGAGATTTTTAGAGATCGTGACGGTCGGGGTCAGTCCCGTGGCACCAGTGATATGGTCCCCGGACTGTACCAACAAGAACTTGAGCGGGACGCTGGTATTGCCGCGCTGAACTGCAATCCCCATCGTTAGCCCCCAACCATCGTGCCCTTACGCGGGCGACCGCGCTTCTTCGGACCTTCAGGAATCTCCGGCAGATGTCGAATCGTGGTCGATTCGATGGCTTGCACTTCCGCCTGCGCCGCCTCGCTCAGGTGGCGGTCCTCATAGGCCCGCTCAAGTGAAGCATCGCCCAAGGCGATCTGTTCCTGCTCAAACTGCGCCATCGCCTCTTGCGGACTGTCGCACCAGCCGAGTGACTTAGCGAGGTCGTAATCGGCTTCGGTGACGACTTTGCTCGTCTCTGGCAGCCAGTCCGCATCCACGCACACGACTTTGCCGTTGTCAAGCCGTTTGGCCCGATAGACCGTCGTGCGGCCCGGAATAGGGCGCGTGATCATATCTGCCAGAGGCCGATAAACAGGCTGCCCGTGGAGGAGTTTCCAATGCGCTTGCAGCGCACCGGCAACAGCGTGCCGGCAAGCACCGTAAACGTCACAGTCGATTCGTCCTCAAATACGCAAATCACCGTCCCGGCGCCGCCAATGTGGAGCGCATCGGGATAGCGCCCGCCCGAGGCAATCCCGCCTGGCGGAAACGTGGGATTGTTCGCCGCGGTCGTGTTCGTGTCGCTCTTGGTAAGCCCTTGTGCGTAGTTATAACTGGTATAGACCTGTTGCGCCATGCGTGCTCACCTCTACACGAAAGACATACGGGGCCGTCGTCGTCGGCGCGAGTGACCAGGACCAGATCATCGGCTCATCACCAATTCTCGCATCGGCCAGGGTTGCTCGAGGAACCCCTCAAACCCATGCGCGACCACCGTGCTCCACGTCCCATCGGCGCGTTGATTCGGCCAGAGCACCGTGGGCGAGTAATGCCCAAAGCGCACGCTCGGATCGCCCCAGACCGGCACGCCGGCCGCCGTTGCCTGCTCGTAGAAAAAAATATCTTCCCAGAACATCTCGGGATCGTGCTGGCCCATTTGCCACCACGGTGCCGGCACTTTCTCAAAGACCTCGCGCCGCGTCAGCACGCCGCCGCCCGTGCCACTCTGCAGCGCCATGAGCCCGTTCGGCCCCGTCTCAATCCCGTTCACCGCTTCCCAGAGCACTTTGCGCCCCGGCACGCGCTCGACCTTGGTATTCGACCAAATCGGACGAAACGTGCCGTCTCGCGTGCAGCGCATCAGCGTCATGCCGATGACAATCGCCTCGGGCCGTCTGAGCAATTTCGTCAGCACGTCCTTGGCAAACAGCAGATCGTCGTCGAGCCAGAAGATCCACTCACAGCCCGCGTGCAGAGCTTCTTCGGCAATCTGATTACGGGCCTGCGCGACCGAATTGTTGTAGCGCACAATCTGGATCGTGTCGGCCGGCCGTTCGAGCCGACCGACACAATCCCAGAACGTAGACCACCGCCCCTGTTCGCGGCAGGGAATCCCAATGGCACCCTTAGGCAAAGGTCACGTTAATCGTCGAAACCGGGTCCCACTGGCCCTTGCAGGCCATGATCACCATGTTGTCGCCAATGGCGCCGCCAAACGTCGCGGTGCCGGCCGTGTTCTTGTAGCCGGTCGCCGTGACCGCCCCTGACACGCCCACACTGACCGTATAGGCGTGCGCGGCCGACGCCATGATCGTCAACGTGCGCCCGTCGATGTCCGTGCCTGGAGCGACCAGGAACATCGCATCGGCGCCCGTGCCGTTCAGGAAGATATTGCCATCCCGATCCGGAATCGCAATCTGCGCCGGGCCGCCATAGTAGGTCACGGCCGGCGTGGTCAGCGGAATCGTCACGCCACTGCCTTGCGGCGAGCCCGCAAAGTCGATCCCGGCGCTGACTTCGACCGCCGAGAGTGCCTTGTGCGCCACGACCGCCGATCCGTTGGCGCCGCGCAGGCCCAACGTGATCGTCACGCCATCGGACGCGATAGCCGCGATAGAGCTCCACTCCTGCTCCATCTTGACCAGCATGCCCACCGCGGCACTCGTGCCGCTCGTGAGTTTGATCGTCCGGTCGGCCGCCGTGCAGGCGTTCGCCAGAGTTGTCGAGAGTGTGATCGCCATTAGCTCGCCCCTCCCTGCACACGGCAGGCCCAATCCGGCCGATACGCCAACCAGCCGTAGAACACGTCCAACCGGCTGATACCGACATACGTCTGTGCGTTGAACTGCCGCACGTAGGTCGCCGCCCAGCCCGTCTCCGGGTCACTCACCGGGGACGCTTCGGCCCCAGGGAACATATCCGGGCCGCCCGGATCGACCATGCCCATGACGAAGGCGTCCTTGTTGTAGACGAGCGCCTGACGGGTCGCGGTCGCTGTCCAGGTGCCCGATCCGGTGCTGATCGTCGAGCCCAGCGGAATGATCGCCGCGTTGTCGGCCGGCAGAAAGTCCACATTCGCCAAGGCGTTCGGAATCGGCCCGGTGCCGACTTCGATAATCGGCGGCGAGAAGGTCAACGTCGCATTGACGCCGCTCGAGGTCGTCGCCTGGGTGATCGTGAACTGCATCAACTGCCCCGTCGAGGTGTAGTTCTGGGGGTTGATCTCGTAGACGTTGGCAATCGTGAAGATGTCGCCAATCTGATACGTCGTCGCGCTTGACGCTTCGCCGTCGGTCACGATCGTGGTCATGCCGTTGAGAAACGTCTGCTGGTTTACGATGGGCGTGAACGTCGTGGACGATCCCGTGGTCCGCTGCCAGGTGTTCTGGTCCATATACCACGAGTCGATGCCCAAGCCATTTTCTCCGCTCGAGAACTGCCCTTTACGGTAGTTCTTCGAGATGGACGCCTGCGGATTGAACACGGTCGTGTTCGACCCGACGAGCGTGGCGCTCATGTTCGGGCTCAGGATGGCGATCAAGTCGTCATCGGGGACGCCGATGTTGCGCAGCTTCGTCACTGCGTCCAGATACGTCTGGAAGCTCGTCGGCGTCGATCCCGGCGTGCCGACCGAATGCGCCACGAGCGGCGTCACGCGGGTCAGTCCGTCGAAGTCAATCGTGTTGGCGAGTTGAATCGCGGCCGGTCGAATGTAGCGGTCGCGCTTTTCTTCGACCGAGAACTGCTCATCAAACACCGAGATGGCGATTCCGATGTTCGCCTGGTCGGTGATGTTGAACCGCACCGTGATGTCCTGAATCCCCTGCTGTTGGAACGCGGCGCCTTTGGTCGTGGCATACCGCTGCGGGAGACGCAGGGAGAACCCGGAGCCGACTTTCGCGCCCCCGGCCTTGAAATCCGCCGAATACTTGCGGGTGACATTCGCCCCAAAGCGCAGCGAGTTCTGCGCAATGCGACTCGTTTCCTTCACGACCCAGGTGGGCGTGACAAAATTATTGGTTGCCATGCGGGCCTACTCAGGCCCCGCGCATCGCCTCCCGCGCTTTTCGTTCTTGCGCGTTCATCTCACGGATATACCGGGAGCCGAACGGCAACTCGTCAGGCGGGCGGGACTCGGGGGCCACAGGCGAACCACTGACCGGCTTAATCAGGGGTTTCGCACGACTGGTGGACACCGCACGAGCCTCTGAGCCGGACGGGGCAGAGGTCATACGACTTAAGAGTTTGCCGATTTCTTTCACCTGCGCGACGGGCGTCTCCAGCGCAATGCGCTGCGCCTCGTCGGGATGCTGGGCTAAGAAGTAGGCCACGGCAGGGCCTTGCTCGTCTTCCGCAAGCGCTTGACCGACGAGCCGGTCAAACTTGATATGCTCAATCGCCGCGAGCTTCTCTTGATAGTCCGGATGCTCGGCGGTAAAAGACTGCACCCGTGCAGTCACTTCGGTTTGCGCCTCGTGTCGAGCCGCTTCTTGTTCAAGATACTGCGCTCGTCGTTCCCGGTTGCGCTCTGACCAGTCCACAAGGGCATCGGCCTTCGCGTCATAGGGATCTGGCACGCCCGCGTTAATCATCATCTCCAACGTCGGACGGGGATCGCGGGGATCATCCCACGGCTGGCCCTGCGGAGATGACGCAGGCTCAGACGCCGGCTGGACAGCGGCGGCCGGCGTGCGCAACCGCTGCAGTTCCTCTTGCGCGGCGGCACGGGCGGCGCGTTCTTGCGCGAGTTCGGCCGTCAGCCGGGCATTTCGTGCCCATTCGCCAGTATTACTGACTTTCTTGTTTTTCGGCTTGAACGTGCCGTCCGGGTTGCGGTTGGCCTCCGCTTCCGTCTTGTAGTCCGGTTCCGGTGGTGGAGTCGATGCCTGTTCGTTCTCGGACGCCGATACCGGCGTCGTTGACGGCTCCCCAGCCACAGGCACCGACTCCGCGACCGGACTCGGCGAGTCCCCGGCCTGTTCGCGGGCATTCTCCGTGCGCACGTAGTCCGCGAAACTCGGTTCAGGCGGGGCGATAACGACGTCACTCATGAACGGCCTGTATTTTGCGCCACTAATTCACCGGATGCAAGTCTTAGGCGCCAGCCGCCGCGGGTTCGGGTTGCGCCGCCTGCTGTTCCAACGCTTGCTGATGTCCTTGATCGGCCGCTTCCAACCCCTGTTGATGCGCCTGCGCCGCCTGCTCCAGCGCATGGGCATGCTCCTGTGCCGTCAACCCGGCTTCGTGCGCCTGCGTATGCGCCTGCAACGAGTGCTCATGCACATGCGCCTGGGCCTGGAGGCGCTGTTCCTTTTCCACGCCAATCATCGTTTCGAGAATCGCAATCCGTTGCGCGAGTTCGGTGCTCTGGGCCTTCACTTCCGCCACGACCAGTTGGGTCTGCGCCCCAATCTGCGCCACTTGCACTCGCGCCTGATTGTCCATCTGCGCCTTCTCCAGCGTGGCCTGCGTTTCCAACTGCTTGGTCGCGACCATCATCTTGAGTTGCTGATTCTCCTGCTGCATCTGCTGCATCGCGGCTTGGACTTGCGGGGGCAGGCCGCCATCGTCCACGCCGGGCGGCTTCACACGAGCGGCAATCTCCTCTGACTCTGGAAAGTCCATCGCTTCGACCCACTTGTCCGCATACCGTGGGACAAGTTCTGGCGCCGCTTGCGCGAGATTTGACATGCCTTCGAGGCCAGCCTGCTTGCGCGTAGCAAACGACTTGCCAATCTCCACGACGACGGCATATTGAGCGCCGTTGGTGAGATCAATATGTTCCACTGGGGCCGGCATCGCCTGACCATTTGGTCCGGGCACCATTGGCGGCTGTTGGCCTGGCGCCATCGGCTGTAACTGGTTCTGGACCCGCGCAAATGGCTGATTGAGCATCACACTCGACCGCGCATCTTTATCGCCTTCGAGAATCTGCACGACCCGCCCCGGCCGGTCATAGACATGCGGGATCAAGTCCAGAATTACCAGGTCGCCGTGTTGAATCGCCCGTTGCAGATGGTCCGGGAAGTTGCTGGTGCCCTGCTCAGACGCCTGTTGCAGCGCCGCAATGGCCTTCCCGCTCTTGTCGTTCGCGTTCACATGCCCGAGCGCCGCATCCGGCACGCCCGTCGTCGAGCGCACGAAATTTGTGTAGAGGCTGATCTGCTCCGTGCTCACCGGATACGTCGGGACTTGTCGCTGTGGCGGCGGCAGATGGTCAGCCCCGGTCGCGTCCGTGACGGCGTTGTATTCGAGGAACGGCTGCAGCCGGGTGTTGTTCGCCTTCCACTGCGCTTCAAACCCCTCGAACTGTCCGGCCGCCCCAATCCACGGTGCTCGCTGCACCGTGCCCATGCTCTCCGCATCAAACGACGCCGTGTAATTGATCATCCGGCACGGATCGAGATTCGGCCGCACCACGCCTTCCCACAGCCGCTTGCCGGCCACGTTCTTCTCGACGCCCACCACTGGGATAATCGGAATGTATTTGCCGTCCCACTCCTGCGGGGCATCCAGCCACTCGACCCCGTTCATCTTCGCCCACTTGACGGTCCGCTTCGTGACCTCACGGGTCTGTGCGGGGTCTTTGGGGTTTTTCTCCGTCTTTGTGTCGTAGACCGTGAACCAATACTCGGCAATCCGATAACACCGGGCGCCGTTGTCGCCCGTCATCACCCACTGGTCTTGGTAGTCCCCGAGGCCCTGCAGATCCGTCTCGCTGTAGCCGGCGAGCGCTGAGTCTTTGTATTCCCGCTTATACCGCTCCTCGGGAATGTCCTCGGTAATCAGACACCACTCCGCTGCCTTCGGATCGTTCACGGCCTGCGCCCATGGGTCCATATAGACCGAGAACCCGTTCAGGATCATCTCAATCCGAATGTCCTGGTCCCACGCCGCGGGGTCGTTGCTCAGATCGTTCGGATCGTCGTGCGTCCACACCTTGTTGATGCGGTAATACCCACGGCCGCAAATGACCGCCTGCTGAAACGCCCAGATATACGCCGTCTGCGCGTGCGACTCATACTCAATCGCTCGCATCAACCCCTGAATAACATCGGCCGTCTCTTGCTTGGCGTCGGCCTTGGGCGCAATCTTGGCCGCAAACCGCGCATTCCGCGCCTGGTTCACAATCTGGGCGATGGGTTGGTCTAAGGTGCGAATCGTGAGAATCGGCCGTGGGGGCAGGTAATCGACGCTATTGACATCCCCACGCCCCTTGCGCATGGCCGCGATGTCCTCCGGCCACTGGTCGCCGGCATCGAAGCGTAAATCCTCGATTTCCCGCGCTCGCTGCGGACGATACGTCTCAGACGCGAGCTTGAACTGCTCCAGGGCCCGCTGGTGGTCGGTGAGGTCAGGCACGCGCTATTTGGTCCGCTTGACGTGCTTGGGCAATTTCTTGGTCGGCGTGACCGCAAACTCGTGCATCTGGCTGAGGCTCATCGTCTGGCGGAGCTTCTGCGCCATCGGGAATGTCGCCCCGTGCTCGGCCGCCCGCATCAGATGCACTTGCGCCTTACTGGTGCCGGGCATCGGCGTCTCGATACTGGCGGCGTTCCTGCTCACGATATGGGATAATCTTGCGCACCTCTGCGAGCGTGCGCGGTCCCAGATTCTTCACCTTCCGAAGCAGTTCATGGTCCGGACAACAGGCAACATCGCCTACCGTGCGCAAGCCTTCCCATTGAAAGGCCGTTTCCGCACGCTTCGGCAAACCAACATCAAAGAGTGAGGCATCGAGATTCGTTGCCGCGTTAATTTGCTGGTCGCGGGCTAACTGCGGCAATGCGGCCTGATACAGCGACTCGTGTAACGCATCCATTGGGGTCATAATCTACGCCCTTTCCTGTTGAAACGCTAGGCCAACCATGCATGCTCACCTACCGGTAAATACGGCGCGGGCGCGGCCTTCTCCTTCTTCGGCCGCACCTCATGCCCGAAGTTCAACTCCAGATACTCCGCGCAGTTCTGCCCGTGCTCAAACCAGCCGTCCTTCTTCGGGCGCCGCACCTGCTTGTTCCCCACGCTGACCATGTGCTCGTCCCAGACGTAGCCCGCCTCGAAGCCATCGGCCAGGAATTTCTCGGGCACGGTCGCCTTCTCCGAGATGATGAGCCAATGCTCGGCATCGCTATTGATGACAAACGCTTCGGTGCGGTCAGCCGCTCGCTTGCGCATCTGGGCCGCCATGCGTTCGACCATCGCCAGGCGCACGGACGGGCTGTTACTGTCCCCGACATACACCGGCCGCATCCCCTTGGCTCTGAGCGTCTGCACCGCCCCTGACGTGCCGTGCGAGGTATCCGCCGCGCCGGCCGGGTCGCAGCACTCCTTAATCGCCACCGGGTTCGGGAACCACTGCGCTCGCAGGCCTAAGACAATCTCTAGGAAGTCATCGAGATAGAGCGACTGCCCGAGGATGCCCCCGAGATACCGCACCTGGCCGAGCGGCGAGACTTGCCGGAACACGACGCACGGGTGATGCTTGCCGAAGTCCAGGGCCATCTCGAGCGGTAACTGCCGGTCGTAGTCCACCACGGTCTCATGCAGTTGCCGCACAAATGCGCCCTTGTAGACCGGCTCCCCGGTCACGTTCATGCCGCGCAACCCAAGAATCACGCTCCGATGCTTGGCATGGTCGGGCGGATACGCGGCTAAGGCGGCATCGAGGAGTTCGGGCGGCAGATTGTGCGCGTTGTCGTGAATGCTGATGGCGTAATACTTCCGCGCCAGGATGCGGTTATCGGACGGGAACTGCTGGGCCAGCCAATGCGTCACGTTCGGCGGATTGGGGCTGAAGATAAGCTGATGCGGGTAGCCAGGTTGCCGGAGTCGTAGGCGAAGCTCAAGGCTGAAATCTTCCGGCAGTTCCTCGGTCTGGTCGTTGTAGATGCCCGCGACACCCATGCCGCGCATCTTGCTGTAACGGGACAGGGCGTCCGGGGACTTCAGGCCATAAGCAAAGCACTTCGAGCCGTTCGGGAAGTCATAGGCGAGTTCTTTGGCGTTCCACTGGGGGATCGTGCCGGCCTGGGTGCAAATGGCCTCAAACGCCGGCCGCACCTTGGTTTGCGTCTCGCCGTCCCCGTAGCGGCCGATCCACCAGTGAATGCCCGGATGGGCCAGCAGGCTGTTGAATACCTTCCATAGACAGGCCGTGGTTTTGCCAGAACTCAGCGCCCCTTCGAGGTCAATCTCGGCAGACATGTCCTGCATGAAGGCCGCAATCGGTCCTTTCCAGCGCATGTCCACAATGCGTGGGGTCACTTAGATGTCACCGTAGCGGTGATCACAAACCGCTGCCGGACGCCAGGCGCGACATGCGGTAACGCCAGGAGCTTCTGATGCCGCCGTCGTCGCCACGCATTCTTCGCCCGCCAGGAGCGCATCACATGAGGCGCGTAATGGCCTTCAATCGTGAAGACGTCGCCCGGCTTGAAAGTCATTTGCCCTCGTAGTGGTGATTGACCACGGTCGGCACGGTCGGCTCGGCGCCGCCGTCCTTCACTTGCAGGGGCAGCACACGGCCCACGAGCGCCATGTAGGCCGTCGGGTTATTCGTGGCCTGCTGCTCGAGATAGGCCACGCCGCCGACGTTTGCGAGGGCCTGCAGGATCATATCCTTGAGGGCTTGGGGCACCTTGTTGGGCACGCCCTTAGGTCGTCCCTTCCCACGATTGCCGGCGGCTTTTTCCATAAAGGCCCGTAGTTTACGGCCAGCCTATTCTAGCCCTTCTCTGGGGACGGCGGGGCATCGAGCAGGGCGAGCAACGCATGAATCGCATTGAGAGAGACGGCCTTATCTTCATCTGGCGCAGGCACGAGGCGCAGTCCTAATTCAATCTGTTCTAGCTCGTCGCGTGTCGCCCCTCCAACCAGCCCTTCAAGCGCTTGCCGTAATCGGTCGCGCTGGCCCCGAATCGCCGCGAGGGTCCTCTCGGCACGCTCGGCACGTTCCTGTGCCCGTAAGGCGCGTGTCTCCGCCTCGGCGTGAATCCCGAACACGGTCTGACGCTCGGCCTCCGCCAGTCGGGCCTGGGCGGCGGCCAACTCCTCGTCTCGTGCCTGCAAGTGTCCAACAATGAACGCGCCATCCTGCATGCCGCCAAGCCCGAGATAGTCGTCAATGCGTTTTAAGTTGGCCTGGGCGGCGGCGAGGTCGGCCTTGAGAAAGTCACTAGCCGATTGAAAAACTCTCACGGTCAGCCTTCTGCTCCGCTCGCACGGCGTCGAGTTCGGCCAGTAACGCGACGACATGGTGACTCGCGAGACTGCCATCATGCCATTTATAGGGATAGGTGCGAATCTGCGCTTCGTGTTCCACGGTGAGCCGGGTCATGGGCGGGGCCTCCGCTTATCTTCACAGTCCCAACAGACACAATTTCCATCGTCTGCATCTGATCGCGCATACCGCACAATCATGTAGCGACACACGCGACATCGAAAGATGCGCTCACGCCATTTCATCGCGTCTCCTCGGCGTCAGGCGGGACAGACTTCGCGAGCACGGCCTCGTCAAACACATCGCTCAGAATGGAGTTCACCGCTTCGTTCATCGGCTTACAAATGCAATCACACGTATCATCGGCGGGGCATTCGGCCGTGTGTGCCGCACCAAACCATCGAACATAATCCCGCAACCCGTCAATCTGCGCTTCAGTCACGGCGTCTCCTTCCGCTTCCACGTCAGCGACTCAGCTTCCGCCTTCGCTCGCCAACCCTCGGTCCCAAGCCCGTCGTTCGGATCGATCTCCTCATCCAACAAATGCTCCAGTAGTTGCAGATGGTCAAGCAGCGTCCATACATCTTCAAGCGACTGATGGCCGACCATCGCCTTCCCGCGAATCTGATTTAAGGTGCTGTCGTCGGCGTATGCTGGTAAGCCCTTACCCTTTGGAGATCATCGCGTCTCCTTCACGTCAGGCGGGGCGTCGAGCAGGGCGAGCAGCGTGACCCTAGCTATCTCGCTCGGACTTTTACAAATCGCATCTTCGCCTAAATCACATTCGCACTCGCGCCAATGAAAGTCACGCAGCACGTCGCAATACGCCCGAATCGCCGTGAGTCGCGGATCTTCAGTGACCACTGGCGAGGCGTTGAGCACTAGGCGAATCTCATGCGCCAGATGCGAGACGTTATCCTTGACCAGGCCAAACACGGCCGCGTCGAGGCGCGATTCATGTTCCCATTGCGCGACAATCTCTGGATACGTCGGCACCCGTTCAAGCAGCAATGCCACTTTGGCCGCCATCGCGTGTTCGCTGGAGGAGCACGGCGCATCGTCGCGTTTGTCGAGGGCCGACTGAAGCTGCCGATGGGCGTAGACGAGATAATCTCGCTCGCCACGTCCGTCCACACGACAAGCGGTTTCGACGTCGCCCTTCGTGTTAATCAAGAGCGTCGGCGCGTCAGTCGCGTCCCGCTCCGCTCGCACGGAGTCGAGCCGTCCCACGAGAAACGGCAAGTCCGATTGCGGGTCGTAGTTCACGAGGAAGCGCCGAATCTCGGCTTCTCGGGCGTCGTCAGGTGTGAGCCGACTCATACCGCATCCTCCTTCGGCAAGCCATCCAGAATACGGACGATCTCTGTGCGTAGCCGCTTGGCTTCTGAGGTCATCAACGGTCGGAGCACCTCCGCTCGAATCGCATCGGCCATCTTCACCCGACGCATGAGCGCCTCGAACATCGGCACGGATGAGTCGTATTCCAGTTCTTCTCGCGCCAAGCAGCGGCGACAGGTGCGCCATTTGTGGTCATCGTTGTTCGGCTCGTCATGGGGTTCGACGAGCGCCTCTAGGAGTTTCGTCACCTTGGCGATGAGTTCTGCGTCACTCGCGTCAGGCGTGAGTCGGGTCATGGGCGGGGCCTCCGCAGCAGGAAACGCCAGACACGCCCATCTGTAATTACGGGCCAGACATAAACGAGTAGCCACGCCGCCCAGAACAACCCAAACCATCGCCACATGTTCATCGTTCGTCCTTTGGCGCAGATGGCCATTCTCGAAGCAGAAGATTCCGGCAGTCCTCTTCAATGTTTCCAAGGTGCTCACGCAGATCCACGATGGTGGCGAACTTCAAAAACGCCGCCGCACGTTGCACCCGCGTGACGGTGATGACATCGATCTGTCGAAGACGACGACGGTCACGAAGGCACTCCAAAAGATGTCTCGTATAGAACGCCAGATCGCTCTGTGTCACGACAGGATCGGCCTCGGCACACACACACCGCGACAGGTCTAACTCATCCGTGCCTTGAATGGTGCCCATGCAGTGCGGCATCACCGCGCCGCCCATGTAGGGGCAAATGTGACACGCATTCGGACAGACATGACGAAGCCGTTGCCGAGTGTGTGGCGAAATCCGCAATTCCAGTCCATGGGCCCGAGTCATCGCGGCTCCTCGGCGTCAGGCGGGGCGGGCAGGGGCATCCAGTGCGTGGGAGAGAACGTGTATTCACCATCAGTCCAACTCGCACTGCATGGACTCAGTAGATCGCTCCATCGCGCGACAACAGGCCGATAACCAGGAACTATACTGATGCGGCAAATCAACACCGCTGTCTCGTCCTTCGGCGCGGTCGCAATCGGTTGCCAGCTGTGGACTTTCAATCTCACCCGTTCCGGCAGGCCTGACCAGTCATGCAACCGGGTATCCGCAATGGGACCGTCGATGATCGTGGCGATCGCCTCGAGCAGGCGCATGGCGTCGTCGCACGCTACGTCGTTTTCAGCCATTCGAGCACCTCGCTGACATCCCCGCACGTCCGACACAGCCATACGGGAAACTGCGTCTTGAACTCCGCTTGCCCCTCATTCACGTCCTGGCCTTTGCGCTTCACTTCCACGAGGCAGATGCGGCCGGTCCAGGCGCGGAGTGCTCGATTCGTGGGCGGCGGGTGTTTCGGCCAACTCACGAGCAGATCGGCCACTTTCCACTGGCTCAACTGTTTGACGGCGCAGCCGTGAGCCTCGAACAAGGCGATGATGGACGCCTCATTGCCGTCGCGCTTGGCAGCCCATCTCACCGATGCACCCGCGTTAATTTGATCCGCCCGTTCGCTTGATACTTGGCCCGTTGAGCGCCGAGCGGTTGCCCACAGACCGCGCATTTCCCTGGGTCATAGGCGCCTGGGTGAAACAGATGCCGCTTCGGCCGTCCCCCTTTGCGCCCATTCTTCCGGGCAGCGGCGGCTTTCTTTTTTGAGGTCTTGCCTTGACCAGCCATCCCACCGAGACGCCCAAGCGTTACGGCGGCACGATTCGGCAACCACGACCATCCACACCACAGGCATTTCACAACGCCATTGCCTTGCGGCTCAACAGCAGAACGACGGCATTGATGGCATCTCACGTCCGACGATCCGACTCAAAAACCAAAGAATCTAAATGCGCCATGAACGTGTGAAACCACCAACTGCAACGGCCTTTTTGTTTTGGACTGCGCCCACAAAACCGACAACGCGTTTTGAGCATAGTGATGAAATAATGACCGCGACTCGCTTTCATGCGTCTATCGGCTTCGACCTTCATCGCGGCCCATGCGAACGAGTCCATTCACTAAAATCCGAGACGGTCAAGCGCATCGTCACAAGAAGGACAGATCGAACCACGCAGATACGAGTGCCGCACCTTACGACCACCATCACAATGTTCACAGAAATCAAACCTACTGGACAGTAAGTAACGGCGGATTTCTCGGACCCACTTCATAATATTATTATCCCATACCGGTAGGCGATGATGTCCTTCTCCTGCGTGTCACGACGGGCCGCCCAGCGCATCACCTTATCCCTGGCATCTGACATGCCGAATCGGATCAGAACCATGCACGCGATCCCCTCGGCGAATCCGCTGCAAACACAACGGGCACCACGGGCCTTTGTGCGATTGCATAATCTGCGTCTTCGGCCGTCCCCCCTTGCGCCCATTCTTCCGGGCGGCGGAGGCTTTCTTCGGGGACGTTGCCAAACCCCCAAGACGGCCCAAGGCGACGGCGGCAGGATGCTTACTCATGCCGTCGCCTGACGGCGCCCCTTGATCGCTTCCGCATGGTCGGCCACGGCATGCACGCTCTGCCACTGGTCCAGAATGTTGTAGGCCGTCGCCTCGTGCATGGCAAACACGAGCACGCTTCGACGCCGCACGTCGTCGGCGGGGAACGGGCCGAACTGGGTCAGCGGATGCCCGAAGTTATTCGTCTGAATGAGTTTGACATTTCGACTACCACCCGTCACCCGATAATGCGTTAGATGCATGTCCTCACCTCACCCATGAGTATACACGAAGCGCTTAGCTTTGTCAAACTCAGTCGATGAGACGTTGTGCTTCAGATTGCGCCTGCTGCCCCTTGTAAACGCTCTTGACCACGGTCGGAGCCGTCACGCGCACCCGAAGCTCGAGGTCGGCTCGCACGGCCTGCAAGTCGGCCAGATACGCCCCCGCAATCACCTTCAGGGTCACGGCATCGGGACACCACAGAATCGGCCCTTGCAGCGAGCACTGGCCGAACCAGGTGTATTGGTGATACCGGCTCAGGATGCCGGCGCGGACGAGGAAGCGCTGGACGGTCGCGTCAACGCTCATGAGCGATCACGCTCGAGCGCCGCGTTATGCGCTTCGTCTAACGTCAACGTTTTGACTGGACGCCTCCCGTGGTGCCCGAGGGCCTCAAACTTCGCTTTGGCCTCGAGACTGATCGATTTCCCGACTCGTCGTTGTTTCCAGCCTTTCACGGGCGGCCACGGTATCCCAATCAGCGCCAGTTGCTTCGCCGTCCATCCCCCACGAATCGTGCAGTTCTGTTCAATCCAGTAGGCCGTGATTACAAAGTCATCCATGACGTTTTCCTGCCTCTCACCGCCCTTGCATCAACAGCGAACTGGCGCCCGCGCATAGACCCCCCTCCCCCTAGTCCAGATCTAGATCTCTTGTCGTAAAAAAAAAGAGATCCGATGAACTACAGTTCCGTCAGTCGTTACAGGTGCGTTACCCGACACGCAGCGAGAACGAGACGCCATGCGCGGTATGCCAGACGCCGCCGACAGCTTCGGGCGGATCGACTACTTACCTGGTCGGAATTGGAAACTTGCGGCTCAAGTCAAAGGCGGGTAAAATCGCAGGCAAGCGTTCTTGCCCGCGACCCGCGTTACCGGGTCGCTCGAGCCCCAGGCCAACCACCTGCGGGCTCGAATCATTTCAGGCGTTACTCTACGCCTCGCGCCCGGCAGAGTCAACCGCCTGCTGCCGTTTCCGCCGTTGCACCGCGGCGTGACGAAGGCGGCACCCGAGACACCGGCTGTAGCGCGTTACCGGCAGCCCGCATTCGCCACAGCCGCCTGCGGCCCGATATCGCTGCCAGATCCAGACCCGATTCGGCCGTCTGGCGTGATAGGCCCGCAAGGCGTCAGGGGAGGCGTAGGGCATCACTCAGGCTTCTCTTTCGCAATGACCGTGTTCCACAGCGTTGGGGTCATTCTTAACTGCTCGGCCTTGGCTGTGGCGTAGAACTGCTCCGGCCGACACAACCACCATGAGGTCTGAGGCTGAGGCACCTTGGGCGGAATACTCACCGCCCGGTCAGGATGCGGATACGGGTGGTTACGGGTCTGTGAGCCTTTAGGCGGCATCTGGGGCCATCCCTTCACGTCGGGGTCCATCGCACCAGCCACACGGCGCGTCGTCGCCCAGCGAGGCGCAGTAACAGGAATTCTGGCTCTTGTGCCGATGTTCAGGCCCTAAACTCGCCATCACGGTCGTTTTTACCGTAGGTTGGAATTCTGGCACCCAGCGATACTCCGAGATCGTGTAGGGTTCGCCCAGCATCGTCTGTTCCTTCCGCTGGCGGTTCTCGATGGTCAAATTGTAGGGCGGGTGTCGGAGATCTGACACCCGGCTCCGCCACGCATACGCCCCGGCAATCTGGCCGAGCTCGCGGCCGTCAATCCACTGCCCTGGACGGGCCGCGAAGTGGGCGGCGAGGCGGGCGCAGAGCGTCATCTGCGCCATCCGGTGAATCGACCGCACTCATCGCAAAACAAATACGCTTTGAACCACTTATGACGTGTTTCTTTATGACACCGACTGCACCACTGAAACACAAACGGCAGCCAATATCGTCTTTTGCTCACACTCGCCCCTTCGGCTGCTGGCCGGGTTCTTGACTGTCCCACGGCCACCGACAGCCACAATCCAAGCGTCCAGAATGACCAATCATGTGCCGGTGTCCTGGGATCGCCGGCAGCAGTTCTACCGGCTGATGTTTTAGATGTTCAAATAGTTCCGCCGCTTTCGGCTGCTGGCCGGGCTTGAGCGCCTTAAACATCTGCGGCACCGGCCCGCGGGGATCTTCGTAAGACTGCGACCGCGCAATCAGGCCGATCACGACGAGCGGCACGAGGACGGAGGCTAAGACGAGGCCAATGAGGATAATCATTTCCACTCCGGGTCATACACGTCGTCGAGTGTGACGTCTTCCGGCCGTCGAATCTTACACCCAGGAATCGACGTTTCCGCATAGGTGATGATCTGGTCAATCAACGCCGTCATCTCGGCCTGCGTCATCTGGTCCTTCGCCGTCGAGCGCCGCCGCGGTTCGCCAAACTCGCCATCAGGCAAGCGCAGGAACTTCCACGCGAGTCCTTGCCACACCTGCTCGTAATCGTCCGGGTCGCTGTAGCCGCATGCCTCCGCGACATCGGGAATCACCACGCCGCGCAGGTACCGCATCGACTGCGAGCCTTGGCGTTTCGTGACGTGCTTTGTCTCGAAGAGAAACTCTTGGCCCTTAAACTTCGCGGCAAGATGAGCGCAAAGCGCCTTGAAGTCGTCCATCTGCCAATGGCCGGCGTCATCGCAAAAGCCCTTGAAGACCGCCATCACACGGCCGCCTTGAGCGTGCCGGCCAGATCCGCCATCGTGGCGAGCGCCTGATACTCAGTGTCCACTTCGGCCAGGAACTTCCGCGCCTCCGCGTCATACTTCTGCCGGTCTTCGCCGCTGCGAGTGACCCGCACGAGGAAACAACGCAGGCCAACAGGCAAGCGCGGATCGTAGGAAAAAAAGTCAATAAACGCCCGTTGCGTGAGCCACAGTTCATGTGTGTTTTGCGCAGCGTGCTCAGACGGTTCGCCACCTTGACGTAGGTAGGAAACATGGGTTGCCGTCATCGGGCACTTGATCGACAAGATGCCGTCGTCCCCGACAAACCCATCCGGCGACGTGCCAGCGAGTAATTCGCCATGTTCGCAAAAGCCGACCGCCTGCACCAGTTGGCCTGTTTCCGCTTCGTAGGCCGCGACGGCTTCCGCCTCGTGCGCCGTGCCCCATTCCATCGCGGCGTTCACGTAGCCGCTTTCCTGCGGCGTGCCTGTCAGGCGTTCTGTGATGAGTTGATAACGAAGATCGCGCCGTTTCGCGGCTTCTCCAGACTTCACAGCGGCGAGCATGTCCTTCGCCCGCGAGCCGGTGAGTTTCCCGGCCCGCAGACGCCGCCATTCGTCGCTCCGCTGGACGACATCGTAGTGGACTTTCACTTGCCCACCTGCTCGGCCTTCGCCTTGATCGCGTTCCAGGTGTCGCCGTAGTGCTTCGTCATGTAGGTGCGAAGTTCGGCCGATGACGCCTTCCAAACTTCTTGGAGTTTCTTCGTCCCGAACTCGTCGGCGGTGAACTCGAGCCGTGACAGCCACTCATCGAACCCGGCCGGCTCGTCCGGTCTCTCTGGCGGCAGCGGTTCTTCGAGCGTGACTCGTGTCTCGTCGGCCTGGTTCATCTCGTCAGCCGTGTAGAGGCCGCTCAATTCCTGCGGAAACGCTCGCCGCAGCGCCAATGCCTCGGCACACTTGGCGATCATGACTTCGGGCATCTTCTTCCACAGGTTTTCGCCGGCATACGACGCAAACCGCGCCATCGACCACAGCGGCTCGGCAAAGTCCTTCCGCAGCACGGCCACTTTCGCGGCGGCCGGTGGCTTGGAGGACACCCACACGTCCTGCCACACGCCATCGTCGGCGCACCAGAACGGCCCCAACTGGCCGGCATACTGCCCGGTGCGCTCGGCAATCAGCCGGAAGCCGTCAATGCTCGTCTGGATGGTCATGCGCCCGCCACGCTTGATCGCGTAAATCTGGCGGGTCAGCGGGTCCAGGCCGGTGCGCTTGCACTGATGGAGGAAGAGCGCCAGTTCGGCGTCGTCCAAGTCCCGGCCGATGGTGCGCTTAATGAGCGCGACGTGCTCCGTCGTAAGGCTCGCGGCCGGTGTCGAAACGGCCAAGGATTGCGCTTGCGGTATACTGCTCATGGTTCTGGTTCCTCTCTGGGGGTCGCGTGTCCAGCGCGGCCACTTTTTACTTAAATCCGTTAATAAAAGTCACAAACTGCTGCCGACTCATCGGCATTTGCATCTGCATCACGCACAACATCCGCATCGAAGCACTGGCGAGTTCCGCGTGTTTGTTCAAATCGCTCATCATTGAAGTCAAGCCGTTGCGCTGCTTATCGTCACCAGTGTAATAGTCGTATTCTTTAATCGCTCTGTCCTTGCACCACTGCAAATGCTCCTCGCGTGTCATCATCTCATCTCCCCAAAAATAGACCCGCCACCGCGAGCCAAATCAACGCGCCCATCAGATACCCGCCGAGACTCTCCGCCCGGTCGTGCCACCGCACGCCCCACTGCCGCACGGCGCAGCTAATGCACAGTGTCGTGGGTGGGTCCAGATAATCCGCCTCGATAATTGTGCCAGCGCATCGCGGGCAGACCGATTCGTTGCACTCGCGGCAGATGGGCCAGTAGTCGTAGACCTTGGACTTGTCGCCGCAGCGATGGCAGACCGTGACACCGTGGGGGATGGTCATTGAGGGCACCTCATAAACGACTGGTCGATGTAGAACCACGACGGCGGCTTATACCACTGCCACATCATGTCGTCGAACGACACATCGTTAAGCCGCTCGTATCGCCACTGCCACGCCCAGCCTTTTCTCTCTTCCGTGCCAGCGCACACGGACACCATGCGCAGCACCTCGCCGCGATACGCGGACACCCACGGAATGCGGATGATGAGCATTCCCACCATCCACGTTTGCACGCACAGCAGCGCCATGGCGAGTCGCATCAGCCACGTATCAATGCGACTCATTTCTGCACCACCACGCGCTGAAAGCCGAGCTTGCCGAGCAGCCGTTCGCTCATCGGCCGCTCACCGCGCAATACGGCACTAATGTAGGCTTGGCTCACGCCGAGCCGCTTGCCAGCCTTGGCCTGGTTCCCGGCATCGGTAATTACTCGCTTGAGGGCTGTCAATTCCGCGCTGTCTCTCATGGCTCTAGTTTATAGCAAACGCCGTTTGCCCTTGTCAATAGGCAAATGCTTTGCTATGCTTCCGGCATGGAAATCGTAAACATCGAACCGATTGAACCGCTCCTCTGCCACCACTGTTCACTACGCCCAGCGGTCTACTACCTCGAGCCGGACTGCGGCCACGATCCGTGTTGCGCGAGTTGTTTCGATCTGTTCTTCGGCATCTGCGGCAAATGCCACAAGCCGACGCTGCTGCGTGAACTCGTTAGCGTGACCGTGGCGCGGCAAACGCGCATGGACCCGGCCGAATATGAAGACTGGTGCGAGAATTGTGCGGCCGAGCCGGACCCGCAAGGCAGCCGCGACGATGAGGGGGACTAATGGCAGACCAAGAATATGACGGCTCTCAGGCTGGTCATCGCGAGCATCTTCTCACTCGTCCGGTCGAACCATTACAAGACGCCTATGAGGCTGGACGAATGTCGGTGCGGCTAGAATTGACCCAGGCGATTAACCGTTTCAACGATGACGATTCACTCGGTATCGGCCAACTAATTGAGGTCATCTCCCCGTGGTTGCTGAACGACTAACCTGCTGGTTCGGCGTCGAGTGGCTGAATCACTTCGGGGCGCCGATCGGCAACGGGTCAGGTTGTATCTTCTGCGCGGCCGGCTTCTTGTATCCTGAGACCCTCAATGAAACTGCCCGATCTGCTCCTGCACCTGACCGCCCTGGCCGAGCGCGTATCGCACGACGACCGCTTCGTGGTCTTCGAGGCGATGCGCCGTCTACGCCATGAGGAAGGCTACGTGCAGCGCGTCACCGTCGCGGAAAGGCCACCGGCCCCGGCGCCCACAGACCGAGCGCCTGGAGCAGCCACAGCACGAGAAACAGCACCACGACGACCCGAATCACTGTCTTGATCGGGGGACTCATGGGCACGTAAGTTTCAAGCAGATACAAGCAGAGGCCGATGACGACGAGCACGACGATGATCGAGACGAGCGATCCGAGCATCACAGGACACCTCCGTCCGGTTTCCGAGCGCCGTTCAAATACCCACCATCCATGACCCGGCCGTGGCTGGCCGCGGTCAGCAGGCATCGGCCTTTCAGGTCGCCATACCGCTCCGGTCTCGCGTGCGGGTCATTAAACTCCGCTTGCGCGTCATATTCACACGCCACGAGCTTCTGCGGCAGACCCGCAATCGACCAGAGCACGTCATTCGCTTCCCCGAGAATCCCGCCCGCGTGCGGCCGCTCGTCGAGCAGGGGCGATTCGGTATCGTATTGCTGATAGATGTAGTCGATCTTGTCGGCCGTCCACCGCTGAAAGTCGAACCGCGAATAGACGTGGTATTTCTCGCTCGGCCAGACGGCGCACGCATCGAGCGACCACTGCACCGAGGTCTTGACGCCCTGCTGATGGATGTAGGGGCACACCCAGTCGATATAGTCGAAGATGTCCGGCCACAAGAGCAGTTGATTGATCTGCCATGCGATGCAGCCAATCGCCATGCCGGCGCCCACGAGGTCATCAATCCACGGCTTCAGTTCGTTCGGGTCCGGCGTAGCGTTAATCGCCAGATTCACGATGACGGTCAGGCCGCGATCTCGGCATCGGCGCACGAGGTCGAGTGCCACGGACTTGTCACATCCCGGCACGCCATCGACGAGTCCGAGCCAATCGGCACGGTGAAAGTCAATGTGCGTATAACCACAGGCTTGATAGGCATCGAGGATGCGCTCTTGCCAGTCTCGTGGGTATTCATAGAGGAACCACGTAAAGATGAGTGACGTGTCTTGTTCGGTGCAGCCGGGGACATACGGCGCACCCGGCACCCGCAGCCCGCAGAAGTTGCCGCGATGGAAGTCAATCGTCGGCGTGCTGGGCGGCGTGAACGGCAGTGCCGTGGCAAAGGCATCATGCGTCCAACAACTGGCGTCAGGCGGCGGCGGTTGCGTCTCAGTTGGTGACGGAAACGGCGGCAACGGCTCCCGCGGCGGCGGGGGCCACGCGCTCGGCGGCCCACTGCCGGCCTGCGCTAATGCGAAGTATTCCGCGAGGGTGATCATTACTTCGCAAACGGAATCAGGAACCGCTGCCCACCGTCACCCGTGTAGACCAGGAACCCGCCCGACGGCGTGCCGGTTTCCCACGAGCCGATCGCGTTCTTGTCACGGCATTGAAAGTCGCCGCTCGGCGTGACGGTCAAGACGACCTGTCCTGACGCCGGGCCGCCTTGAAGCACGGTGTTCTTCGGCGGCAGGCCCAAGTAGTCCTGATCAATCGGGTTGTTCAGGATGACGCCATACCCGCCCCCTGATGCCTTCAGCATGGGGCCGCCCACGACGCGTGTCGCTGTCATACGTGATGTCCTTCTCTCAATGAGGCTGTAGAGTAACCGAGAATCCGCCCCATCGGGCGGGGGAATCGGGGGAATCGGCACCAGCACCGGCACGCCAGGCGTGGCGGCCTGATACTGGTTGAGCCGGGTCTGTAAGGGGGGATGGGCCGTGATGCCGTTGAGCCGGTCATAGGCGAACGGGGCCACGACTTTGACCCGCGCCAATGTGTTGAGCAGTGCCGACACGCGAGCATTCGCCTCAAGCACCTCGGGCACCGTCCAGAGTTCATTCGGCGGTGCTCCTCCCTGGCAGTAGAACATCGGAATGATGCCGCAATCGCCCGGCCAGCTTGCCTCCAGAGTCAACAGGTTGGCCCACCAGCGTTGCACGGACTGATCAAGCGTCTCGGTCTTCAGCCGATACGCCTCAATCCAGACTTGATCCCAGGCCCGTAAGCCAGGCGGCACGACGGGCGCGGTCGGATGGTCCCAAATGAAGCAGACCCGCTTGTGTTCGGCTTCGGCCTGTCGGATCACCGTGGGCAGTTCGTCGGCCGTCTCGCAGAGGATGCCGATGTCGTCTACGTTCACCGGGCAGCCGCTCCGATGGTCTGGGTCGCTGAATGGGGCCACGTAGACCGGCCAGGCGAAGGCGGAAATCGGCGGCACGGGCACGGGCGGCACGAGCGGAATGCGCGTGTCTGGATGGACCGTCGTGAGCGTGATCGTGTCAGGCAATTCGCCAGCGCTCGGCGTCGTGGCGACTTGAAACAAGCCATCGGACCCGAACCACGCATCCGGTCCGTAGCTCGCCGGCCCCTGCCAGCCGGTCGCCGTGTCCTCATACTGCAGATACGTGGCGTCGTTGTGATAGAGCCACCAGCGCCAGCCGTCCGTGTCCTGCCAGGTCATCGACTCGAAGGGCACGTCCACGGTCGGCACGATGCGTGATGGCCCGTTACGCGGTTGCCAGACGAGGCTGCGCGGCTCCTGCAGATAGCAGAACCCGCCCTCGGCCATGCGGATGTTTTCGAGGTTGATATGCGGCGGCATGGGCCATTGGGCCAGCGAGCCATCGGGCCAGCGAACAATCAGCGTCGTGTAATCCCGGTCGCAAAATATGAGTGAGCCGTCCTGCCAGCCGTCGAGAATCAGCAGGTTGATGAGGCTGGACAGCGGCTCGCCGTCCACCTCGCCATAGGTCACAGGCGGCGTGGACGCCAGTGTCGCTGCCCAGTTGCCGCCCCCGGCGCCGATACGGGTTGCCCCGCGCTCGTCCAGCAGCGCCGGCTGCCAGTTGGTATTCCGGTCGAACTGATAGAGCGCCCAGCGGTCCCGCACGAGCGCATTGGCTAAGAGGGTATTGTCGTTCAGCCACTTCGGGCCGCCGCCAAAGCCAATCGCCACACGGTTGATGGACAGCACGCCGCCAGCCACGCCCGCGCAGAGGTCGCCGCGGCGGTTATATCTCATTTTAGCCGTGCGTTGAAATATTTCGTAAAAGCTAGTTGATTGCGTAACAGGCGCAACTGTTCAGACACGATCCAAGTAGGTGTGATAAACGGCGAATCGCTAGGTTTTCTCGGCTGTCGTCGCCTATATCGCTGTTGACGACGTTTGAGCGTGCGGGCTGAGGCCATGGACAAAAATCGGGCGGCTGGCCAGTCATGCGGAACGCGCCGACCGGCTCCACGGGAGCGACCCGTGTTTTATCAGCCTGCCCGTGGACAGGAGTATATCCTATCTCACCGCTTCGACGCCTCGTAACACTCACTCCGCTGCGCCGTGTCCTTCGCCTCGTGTAGACAGCGGATCTTGTCGAGTTGCACGAGGATGTCGAGCGAACTCTGCTCCTGCTCAATCCGCAGTTGCATCGCCCCGGACTGCGCGATGTGCGTCTGGAGCAGTGCAGCGGTCTGGTTCGCACTCACCGAAATGCCATTCGCCATCGCATAGACCAGATACACCGCAATCCCGGCCGGCACGCCAAACTGGATCACGAGTTTCAACAGCGGATTCACGACCGCAATTTCCCCGTCAGGCACCTCGTTATTGGGCATGGCTGGACACAATGAGGTAACTGTCGTCATCCACGCTCGGCCCGAAGGTCACGGTCGGCAGAATCGTGGGCGTCGTGACCGCGTTAATCGTGTAATCGGTGAGCGTCAGTTCAATCGTATCGCTGCCGTTCGGCACCATCTTGACGCCGGTCGATCCGACATTCTTCACGGTCAGGGCTTGCGTGCGGTCGGCCACAGCCTGCAGGTTGATCGTGGTCGGGTCGGGCCCGCCGCTACCGTCCACGGTAATGAAATAGTCCGTCGCAAGCACCGTGTAGCCGTCCGTCACGTTACGGGCGCCGCTCAGGTTTAACTGACCGATGGTCGCCAGAATCGTTTTCCCGATGTCCTCCACGCCTTCGACGGTGTAGAGCAGCACCATGTTGGCGTCGTAGACTTCGACATCGTAGCCGCCCGCTTCGAGGAAGATCGTCGCCCGGCCGGTGCTGTCGAGCTCGACCGGGTTGCTGTTCACGCTGCCCGGATCAAGATCCGCTTGCGCGAAGGTGTCCTTGTCGGTGTTCAGGCCCGCTTCGTAGAAATGGACAAAGCCTCCCGCGTTGGGTTCGTCCGTGTCGGGAATGCGGAATCCGCGGTCGATCCATGGCAGCAAGCTCCCAATAATACTCATACCTTTGCATCCAGTGTAATATGGGTCATGGCTCGACCGTTACCGAATCTCTCTGGTCAACGTTTCGGACGCTGGACCGCGATACGGTTTGCCTATCGAAAGACAGGCGCGATCTATTGGATTTGTCGCTGCGAATGCGGCACAGAGCGTCCAGTAGATGTTACGACGATGAGACGCGGCAATAGTACAAGTTGCGGTTGCACAAAATCTCAAGATGTCTCGAAGCGATTTTTGAAACACGGCGCATCCAGAAGCAAAGAGTATCGGTGCTGGGATAACGCCAAAACTAGATGTTTCAATACGAAGTCGAAAGACTTTAAGAATTATGGCGCCAGGGGCATTACGATGTGCCCTCGTTGGCGTGATGATTTCCGTTTGTTTCTGAAAGATATGGGACCATGTCCGCCCCACTACACGATTGAACGGATCAACAATGAAGGGCATTACGAGCCCGGAAACTGCTGCTGGGCCACGATGGCAGATCAGCGCGTGAACTCTCGAGCGAATCGCTTCCTTGAGTTTAAAGGCCGACGCATGACCATCGCGCATTGGGCGGACAGTCTGGGCATTGGCCGAGATATGGTCTATTGGCGACTGAACAACGGATGGACCATTGAGCAAGCCTTGACCTTTCCATCGCAGCGCCGATAGCAGGCTGCCGATGATGCTCATTGCGGGGGCTCCGGTTCCTGCATGCTCGCCACGCCAGCGACGGCCGCACGAATTAGATTTGGTGAGACTTGTGACGCAGTGCCCGCGCTGTTATACAGCCCTCGCGCAATCATCGACTTGACGGCCGGATTCCGGTCAATCAGCGCGGCAAGAAATGTCATCGGCGCGTGTGTCGCGACCCAAGCAAACCCCACCGGATCTTTATTGCCAGTCTGGGCCACGCGCGTGCCCACGGCATCAAGCGCCTGAATCAAATCGCCTTCACGCTTATTTAACGGCGCAATTTTCGGCACGGCGGCTGCGATTTCTTCCTTGAGTCCTCGCGCGAGCGCCTTCTGCGCTTCAATCGCCGCACTGGAGACTTGGCCGTATTTGCCCCCAATCTCCCGATAGGTGCCCACCTTCATCGCTTGCGCTTCTGGAATCGTCAGATTGCCTTGGAACACCGGATGGTCGAGAAACTCCTGCGTCGTCTCGCCAATCGCCTTGAGGTCAGCCGTAGGATTGGTCTGTTTAGCGAATCGACTGGCCGTTTCCAACGTGCGAGCGGCGACGGTCGGCTTGGCAATCGTCCCCTTCGCACCAGCGACGGCCGCCTTAATGTCCGCGTTGGTGGACCCGATGAGATCCTTCAGTTTCGAGAGGCCTCCAGGCGTGACGTTAATGCCTTCATCGAGCAGTGTTTGGACCACTTTCGGCGTATCTCCGCCCGTGCGGATCATTTCTTTTGCCGTCTTGACCACGCCAGGCTTCAAGGCGGTTTGCATCAACATGGACCCTGCCGCCTTCATCACTGGCGCCGCCGCCGCCCCGACCGCTTCAGACCCGCCTTGCACCGCCGCCTGCGTGGCAATCTGGCCTGCGGCTTGCGCAGATGTCGCCGGAGCGGCATTGCCGAGTGCCCGATTCGCTAACTGCTTCATGGCTTCACCAGTGGCGCCTCCCAGCGCGGCCCCACCAATCGCCCCAGGAACGCCACCGACCACTGCCCCACCGACTGTTCCACCGATACCCCCAATGACGCCGCCAGCAGCCCCACCGACT